GTATAGCGTTGCAGATCACCGAGGGTCAGCACTGCGTCATCACGCACGTTAGCCAAGATCATGGTGTGCTGATTGATACAGGCAGTCTGCGTGTACTCGCTCCACTCGATCTCGACAGGGTCAAGACCTAATGCCTCACAGGCTTTGTGAGCAAACAGAGTCACCGCAGGGCGGAACTCATAACCATAGTATTTTGTTTTCATGTTTAAACGCCTTAGATTAAAGAGTGGATCAGTCGCTCATTGATGTGCGACATACGGATAGCCTCGAGCACAGGGGCTGACTCGGAGGGTTGACGGGATGCAATCGCGGTTTTCCAAGCTTCCTCGACTGACATCACAGACACCGCCCGAATGAATGCCATCACAGAGCGAATGCTCGGGGCTTCCACGATGTCGCCTGTCGTGGCCTTGGCACGGGCAACATGGATCGCCTTCAAGACATGCTCAGCAAGGGCAGGGGCACACTTGGTGTGATTGACCACGGCCTCGGTTTCAAGGTGCAGGGGCATGAACTTGAAAGTGACCAAGCGAGAGAAGCGGTCAAGGGTTGCCGAGTTCATGGGGGTTGTGCCTGTATAGCGTCCTGATTCATCCCCGTTGCCGAGGGTATTGTCAGCACCGAAAATCATCACGCCCTCGCCCTTGGTGTGGGTCATGCCCCCGTAGGACACCTTGGCATTCGCTTCTAAGAACCCGTTGAGGGGTGCAAGGTTTCCTGCTTTTGCGAAACTAATTTCATCGAGCAGGATCACAGTGGCAGGGGTCACGTATGCTTGGAGAAAATCACCCCGTTTAAACACAACATTGCCGTTCTCCAATGTGGGTGCACCTGCATAGTCATCAGCGGTTGTTTGTGCGTGGAAGTTATAGCGCACGTATGGACGGCCTGTACGGGCACTGAACTGCTCTGCGGTCTGTGATTTACCTGTGCCTTTATCCCCCGAAAAAAAGGTGTTCTCGCCTGTACGCTGAGACAACAACAGGTGACGCAGAATGCCTTCAGTCCACATGAAATTAGGGTCAATGCGAGGGGCATTGGGTGCGTTGTAAATGTCCACAAACAGAGGGTTGCCCTTCATGTCTTTCACATCTATACCGAACACGTCCACGCAGGGGAGGCAATCGATCTTGGTCACCGATACCATGTTGCCGATCACCGACTCAGCACCCGAGGCAGTCACTGCGTCAGCAAAGGGTTTAAACGCATCGGCAATTACCTTGGTCACCTGAGCATGAATGGCTGAGGTATCAAGGTTGGCATTCGCCTGACGGGAAAGCTTGTCGATGGCCTGAGTGATGTCGGTCAGGGCATCGTCCATGTGGTGCACCCGCTGATCCATGTCCTCGATTCGGTTCAAGGCACTGAGTGCGTTGGACTCAGCCCGTGATGCGACAGTCGCAGTGGCTTGCACAATGGCGTGGTCAATGGTAGAGGCAGTAGGGGCAGTGCCCACGGCACGTTGAGACAATGTGGGTGCACCCTTGATGTCATCGATGACAATGTTTCCCGCCATCACTTCCTCAGCAAGGGAAGTCACGGCCTGTTGCTTGGTCACAACAGTGCCTGACTCGACATACTTGTCGTACGCACCGAGCACGATGGCCGAGGGAATGCGGGAGATTTGCAGGGAGATGTCTTTGAGGTTCATGGTCTTAGTCCTTACAGAGTGAAGTCATCGCCACATGGGCACGTTGGGAGGCACACGTCACCATGTGCGTCATAAGCCCACTTGGCAGTGAGTCGAATCGTGTAGCCACATGAGGGGCAGAATGCTTTCAACATGCGAGTGCCCTGTGTCTTACGCACTGACAGGTCAAGGGGTGCATGAGGGTAGACACCCAAGCCCTCAATGATTGACCCGTAGGCACTCATGAATGACGGGGCTTGCACTGTGGCCTTGAATGAGGACACCGCAGGGACTAGCAACATGGCAGAAGCGAGACGCTGAAAATTAATCCCGTGGTTCATGCAACCCTTGGCGGTATGGCACAACTCATGGATCAGCACGTCGAACACACGTGACGGCTCAGCCAATGTGGGGGAGATGAACACTTCGTAGTGGTTGTCGCCTGACTGTGTGTCAGCCCAACATTCACCGATCGCACCCGAACGCTTAGCGTTGGACGGCAGGGCACATGACACCCTGATAGCCTCGGGCAGGGTATAGCCGTTGGCAGAAAATGAGGGACGCAGTTCCTCGACTGCGGAGTTAAGCCAATCCTCACGGTTGGCATGGATAGAAGCAAGGGTCATAGCAGGGTCTCCAATGATGGGCAAAATTGCCACTTCAATGACCTGACTCGCAGGTCATCAAGGTGAAAATTCATTCCTCGGTATCGAGGGGTTGACCATTGGCACGGGTATGCCAACGGGAGGGTTGCTCATAGGACGGCACACTGTAGGTTGCCTTGCGGAGCAAGCATTCGTTGTACGTGCCCCAATGAATGGCTTGATAGCCGTTGCGCTCAACGCTACCTTTGCAGACAATGAGGTTGCCGTTGCGATCAATTTGTGTGGTGTACATGGTGCGTCCCCTTTGAATTAAGAGTGGCCGTTGGCCGAAAAGCCATACATCAGCAAGTCGGTTACATCTTTGCCTGTAGTGGCACGGCTGATAATGTCGCCCCATTGGCCAATCGGGTTGTTGTCAAGGTCAAACGACAATTTGTTGCGGTCAACCCAAGGCGAGCGAACAGCGATACTGATCTGCTGATGCACGAACATGGCACGAACACACAGTGTCCAATGAAGTGAGTTGGGGTTTTTGTTGAAGTTGCGCTGAGCAAGCTTGAGGGAATCAATTGCCCAAGTGGTCACAGGGGCAAAGACCTCTGTGTAGTTGACGGGAGAAGCAGTGTTCATGTTGACCTCTGTTTAAACACACCAAAAGCGGTGTGGAGTGATTGTAACCGCAAAACGATATTGTGTGTCAAACACAATCAATATTTAGTTGACTAAGTTGTGGGGTTATTACGTCAACCTCTGTAGAACTGTCATCGTAAGGGGGTTGCCTAGGGAGTTCCTAGGGAAATGCAAACCCACTAATAAGTGCGCTCGGGTCATGCTTGGGGTGTCCATACAGGGGTGTATGTTTTGTATACCCTAGGTAGTACCTAAAACGCTCTGTATTGCGTTTGTAGGGGTTCAAGCTACCTGTGCCTTACTACCTCAAAAAAAACGGCTTATACGCCTTTTTAAAAAAATACTATCGGGGGTATACGTTTTTGGAAACAAAAGTACTACATTTTCTGTGGATAAAGCTGGGGATAAAAATGGGTTGTCCACAGCCTGTGGATAACTTAGAATGGCGGGGAAATACGAACAGTTCAAGGTTTGGGCATGGTGTCCACGTTGTGAACTGCTCAGTCACAAAATGGAGGGCTGGTATATGTCACAGGGTAAGCGGTCACAGTATGTACAAGCGGTTCAAGAAGCGGAGAGGGAGTGGGACGCAGACATCCAAGAGTCGGAGATGGATGGCCTTAGCGAAGCGGAACGGATGGCACATGTCGCAGATAAGCCTAAGAGACGTATAGACGGGAGACCTGTAGGAAGTGATCACCGCAGGGGCAAAGGTTTGACCATCTCTCAGCATAGGTTCGTGGCAGGGGTCATCAGAGGGGAATCACTGCGCAAAGCCTACAGGGAAGCATTCGAGAACAACACAGGGTCAGACGCAAGTATTAGCGCATCAGCGAACAAGCTAATGAAAGATCCAAGGGTTGTGAGGGCACTCGAGGAAGCTTGGGGTCAGACAGTGGAACACCTCATTGAGGACGTTGTGGCATCCAAGAGGTATGTACTTAAGGGACTGTTAGCACTGAGTAAAGCAGGCAAGCAAGAGGGCACTCAATTGAAAGCACTCGAACTAATGGGCAAAGCCTGTGGTCTGTTTACACCTATGGAAGTGCAGGACAAAGCACCGATCACCGCAGACCAACTGAAGCGTGAGTTGGCAGGGCACTTGAAGCTTCTTAAGGGACAACTGTCATCAGTGGACGATGCGCAGATCACATCGATGCGTTTAAACACAGAGCGTGTAAACGTGGCAGTGGCGGAGGGTGATGCGTGATGCGTGGCTGGGCGTGACCCACCCGTACCCGACCCCCACTTGTGCGAGGCGACACCCCTCCCGCGCTATACGCTCTAATCCACTCTCCCAATCCAATCCCAGAAACACCCCCCCTTCCTTTTCCAAATCAAACACCCCGGGGGTATATATATTTTCGTTTAAACAGTTGCGAACGTTCGTATTATCGTTTAAACTCACATGAGTTATATGGGGGTGCATTGCGGTTGACGACCGAACTTGTCGTCTAGTCAACGTACAGGGTAGTGCTTCCCCATATGACGGAAAGACGCAGATTAGTACTAGAGTTCATACGTGCATACGTTAGGTTGCACGGAGTACCGCCGTCCTATGAAGTTATAGCTCGGGGTATAGGATTGAAGTCCAAGTCTAATATCCATAGAATTGTGCATCGTTTAAAGCAGGACGGACATTTGATAACCAAGCCTTATAAGTTCCATGCCATCAGGTTGGTGGACAGTTCAGCGAAAGCTGTGGCGGGGCTATGAGTCTTTTAACCCACGCAGAGATGACTGCATACCTACAGGCTTTGGACAACAAGGCGACTGACGCAGCAACTCGGAATAAGATCAGCCTGCTCCTAGAGATGGACAAGGTTGAGAAGTCCAAAGAGTCTTTCCTGTACTTCGTGACGCAGATGTGGCCGATCTTTATATCGGGCAGTCATCACAAGATCATGGCAGATGCTTTTGAGAGAGTTGCCAACGGGCAACTCAAGAGGTTGATCATCAACATGCCTCCCCGGCATACCAAGTCGGAGTTTGCTTCTTTCCTGTTACCTGCGTGGTTTCTAGGAAAGTTTCCACATAAGAAGATTATTCAGACTGCCCACACCGCAGAACTAGCGACGGGTTTTGGACGAAAGGTTAGGAATCTTGTTTCATCAGAGCAGTATCAAAAGGTTTTTCAGACTAAGCTATCGAGCGATTCAAAAGCCGCAGGTCGCTGGAATACTCACATGGGTGGCGATTACTTCGCTATCGGTGTTGGCGGCGCTGTTACAGGTAAGGGCGCAGATCTTTTAATCATTGACGACCCACATTCTGAGCAGGAAGCCAAGCAAGCCAACCCTGCCGTGTTTGATGGGGTCTATGAATGGTTCACTTCCGGCCCCCGTCAGCGTTTACAGCCGGGCGGAGCCATCATTATTGTGATGACTCGGTGGTCTAAGCGGGATTTAACCGGTCAGATCCTCAAAAACTCCGACAAAGATGGTGTAGATCAGTGGGAAATCATTGATTTCCCTGCAATTATGCCCAACGGGAACCCTTTGTGGCCCGGATTCTGGTCTAAAACAGCCCTAGAAGCCCTGAAAGCTGAACTTCCGGTCGCTAAATGGGAAGCGCAGTACCAACAGAACCCCACATCTGAAGAAGGCGCGATCATTAAGCGTGAACATTGGATGATTTGGGAGGAAAAACGACCTCCTGATTGTGAATACCTCATTCAGTCTTGGGATACTGCGTTTGAGAAGAACAACCGCGCAGATTATTCTGCTTGCACAACGTGGGGAATCTTCCAGCACCCAGATAAAAACGGCAATCTCAAGGCAAACATCATCCTGTTGGATGCGTTTAAACAGCGCATGGAGTTTCCGGAGTTAAAAGCCAAAGCTTTAGAGCTTTACAGGGAATATGAGCCAGATACATTGATCGTTGAGAAACGAGCCGCAGGCGCACCCTTGATTTATGAGATGCGAAAGATGGGAATTCCCATGTCGGAGTATACGCCGGGCAAAGGAAACGATAAGATATCGCGTGTAAACGCTATATCAGACTTGTTTGCTTCGGGCATGGTTTGGTGTCCTGAAACCCGATGGGCGGAGGAAGTCATGGATGAATTGGCTTCCTTTCCTAACGGAGATCATGATGACCTTGTGGACTCGAGCAGTCAGGCACTGATGCGGTTTCGACTTGGGGGCTTTATCTCCATTGCTTCAGACGAAGAAGATGAGCCTTTTTACCACCGCAGAAAAGTAGAGTACTACTAAGGAACAATATGAGTATTGAAAAATCATTGAATCCCGCTCCATTAGGCTTAGATGCTTTGGAGATGGACGATACCCCGGCAGTGGAAATTGAGATTATCAACCCTGAAGGTGTCAAGATCGGCATGGACGGCTTGGAGATTGACCTCATGCCGGAAGAGGATGAAGAAGGTTTTGACGACAACCTTGCCGAGTACATAGATGAAGGTGAACTCCAAAAGATTGCCAGCGATCTGATTGAAATGGTGGATACAGACATCAACTCCCGTAAAGACTGGGTAGAGATGTATGTCAAAGGTCTTGATGTTTTAGGAATGAAATATGAAGAGCGCACGGAGCCTTGGCTCGGAGCTTGTGGGGTATTCTCCACTGTACTTACAGAAGCCGCAGTACGTTTCCAAAGCGAAACTATTATTGAGACTTTCCCGGCTCAAGGCCCTGTCAAAACGGAAATCATTGGTGCAATTGATAAACTTAAAGAGGAAGCTGCGGAGCGTGTCAGGGAGGACATGAACTACAGATTGACAGAGGGAATGCCTGAGTATCGACCAGAGCATGAACGCCTTCTGTATTCTTTAGGTTTAGCTGGCGCAGCCTTTAAGAAGGTCTACTACGATCCCACAATGGGACGGCAAGCTGCGATCTTTATTCCTGCCGAGGATGTCATCATCCCCTACGGCGCTTCTAGCGCCATGACCTCCGAGCGTGTTACGCACATCATGCGTAAGACCAAGAACGACATCAAAAAGCTTCAAGTCTCTGAGTTTTATTTAGACAAAGATCTTGGTGAGCCTCTCCAGTTCTACACGGACGTAGAAAAGAAGAAAGCCGAAGATCAAGGCTACAACCTCAATGACGACGACCGCTACCAAATCTATGAGATTCACGTAGATTACGACCTGCCCGGCTATGAAGATGAGGACGGCATTGCTCTTCCTTACGTCATCACCCTAGAGCGCGGCACAACTGAGATTCTCTCCATCCGCAGAAACTGGGCCGAAGATGATAAGCATCGTTTAAAGCGCCAGCATTTTGTACAGTACACCTACGTGCCCGGCTTTGGGGCTTATGGTCTAGGTTTGATCCACCTGATCGGTGGTTATGCCCGTGCTGGTACATCCATTATTCGTCAGTTGGTAGACGCAGGTACATTGTCTAATCTGCCCGGAGGTTTAAAGACTCGGGGTCTGCGTATCAAGGGAGATGACACTCCCATCCAGCCGGGTGAGTTCCGCGATGTAGACGTGCCTAGCGGCTCAGTCAAAGAGAACATCATGGCCTTGCCATACAAGGAACCCTCGCAGGTTCTCTTGTCTCTGTTGAATCAGATCACAGACGAAGGCAGAAGACTTGGCTCAATCGCAGATATGAACATCAGCGATATGTCAGCCAACGCTCCGGTCGGTACAACTTTAGCATTACTTGAGCGTCAGCTTAAGACCATGAGCGCAGTACAGGCTCGTGTTCATTATTCAATGAAGCAAGAGTTTAAACTGCTCAAAGCAATCATCCGTGACTACATGCCGGAAGATTACGACTACACGCCTGTGTTTGGTACACCACAAGCCAAGCAAGCTGACTATGACATGGTGGATGTAATTCCGGTCTCCGACCCGAATTCCGCCACGATGGCTCAGCGGATCATGCAGTATCAA